ATTAGTTGGAGACTTTTGGCAATCCTACATGGATTTACACATAGACAAACATCAAAATACATAGTATAATATATTAACATTTTTAAAAAGGCAAATCATGGCAAAACCATTTGATATCTCAAAGTTCCGCAAGGACATCACAAAAAGTATCCAAGGCCTAAGCATTGGATTTAACGATCCAACTGACTGGATCAGCACAGGCAACTATGCACTTAACTATCTGATCTCAGGTGACTTCAACAAAGGTATTCCACTGGGCAAAGTTACAGTATTTGCCGGCGAATCAGGTGCAGGCAAGAGCTACATCTGTTCAGGCAACATTGTAAAGAACGCACAAGAGCAAGATATATTTGTTATTCTTGTTGACACAGAAAACGCACTCGACGAAGCATGGCTTCGCGCACTGGGTGTTGACACTAGCCCCGAAAAGTTGCTTAAACTCAACATGAGCATGATCGACGACGTTGCTAAAACAATTTCCACATTCATGACAGACTACAAAGCACTTCCAGAGGAAGAGCGCATGAAAGTGTTGTTTGTAATTGACAGCTTGGGCATGCTGTTAACTCCGACTGATGTGAACCAGTTCGAAGCAGGCGATATGAAAGGTGACATGGGTCGTAAACCCAAGGCACTTACAAGCCTTGTTCGAAACTCCGTCAACATGTTTGGCAGTCATAACGTAGGCTTGGTCGCAACCAATCATACATATGCTAGTCAAGACATGTTTGATCCAGATGATAAGATCAGCGGCGGACAAGGTTTCATCTATGCAAGCTCGATTGTTGTTGCAATGAAGAAAATGAAGCTGAAAGAAGACGAAGACGGCAATAAAGTTTCTGAAGTCAACGGTATCCGTGCAGGGTGTAAGGTAATGAAGACACGCTACGCAAAACCTTTTGAAGGCATGCAGGTCAAAATTCCTTATTCAACCGGAATGAGTCCGCACAGTGGACTAGTTGATTTGGCAGAGAAAAAAGAAATTCTCAAGAGAGAAGGCAACAGTTTGGTATTTGTAACTGCCGATGGTGAAATTGTTAAAAAGTTTCGTAAAAAGTGGGAAGCAAACGAAGATGGTTGTTTGGACAAGTTAATGGCTTATTTTTCAGGATTGAAAGAACAAACAGCCGTGATTGAAGAAACGTTAGAAGAAACAACGGAGGAATAACAATGTCAGTGGAATTATCTAGCGAAATTTGGAATGAACTCAGACGATATATCAACACAGTTGATCGAGAAGAAGCCGCAGAAGTTTTAGTTTCTGTGCTAGTTGACAACGACGTTGATCCTGATGATATTCGAGACATGTACAAAGGCGACAAAGAAGTCAAAGTGGCGCTGGCAGCCTACATCAAAGATCTCAGTGACGATCCTGATGAAGAAGAAGAATATGATGAAGATGACGACAACGAATCTGAGTATGAAGATTAATTATGTGGCTTAGCCGTGTTACAAACAATCTAGGCGAAATCCCAGACTTTATTGCTTATTTTGAAAAAGAGCTTGAATCTGCACGACGTGATTGCAACATTGGCGGCCTAGTTGAAAAAAACATTTCAGCATTGCCCGGCATCACTGAGCATAGATTTAATCAATTACAAGAAATTGAAGCAATATTAAATCATTTAAATATACAACTACGCAAGATTCGTCGTCGACATTTTCAAAAGTACTTAGAAGGATACGCCCGTGCATTGTCCAGTAGAGATGCAGAAAAATACGTAGACGGCGAAGACGAAGTAGTAGACTTTGAAACTATTATTAACGAAGTAGCGTTCCTTAGAAATCGATTTCTAGGAATTATGAAAGCAATGGAAAGTAAAAACTTCATGTTAGGACATGTTGTTAGATTACGGGCCGCCGGCATGGAAGATATACAACTATGAGTTTTAGAAACGACGAAGAGCGGCACGAACACAGTTTACAAACTCTCAACACGCTATTTGAGTATGATGACTTTATGGAAAGCATTGGATCATTGGTTGATCTTGGGTGCGGTGCCGGAGCAGATCTAGAATGGTGGGCAACCAGAACCACTCGCGATGATGCGCCCATCCCGTTGAACATTCGCTGTACAGGAATTGATATTGCTGACGCACCGTCAAAGTTTAAAAAGTATCCCAATGTCACACATCAGAAGTTTGATTTTGAAAAAGTCAACGAGTTATCATTAAAATCAAAGTTTGATGTGCTGTGGTGTCATGACGCTTTTCAGTACTGTGTCAATCCACTTGACACACTGGCCAAGTGGAATGGCATTGCCGAAGATGGCGGTATGTTGGTAATTGCAGTTCCGCAGACCACATTCATGAACATACGTCAGTTATCGTTTGTGCAGCCCAGCGGATGTTTCTATCATCACACTGTGGTCAGTTTAATGCACATGTTGGCAGTAAATGGATGGGACTGTAATTCTGGATTCTTTTTAAAACGCCCCGACGATGAATTTATCCATGTAATTGCGTACAAAAGCACACATGCACCGATGAATCCAAAAACCACTACATGGCACGAGTTGGTCGAAAAAGACTTATTGCCGGAAACAGCAGTGGCCAGCATACAACATCACAGTATGGTACGACAGCAGGATCTAGTATTGCAATGGATTGACAAAAGTCTATCTGTTATGGGACACCATTAACCGCTCAAGTGGTAACCCAGTGGCAATTTCGTCTGTGTACCATTCAGTGTGTGCCAATTGTTCTAACCATTGAGCACGGTCCGGTCTTGATGGATTGTTTATTGTAGACAAATCCAAGTTACCAACAGGTGCTGCCAAACTAGACGCATCAACAAACGCCGGGACACCTGCTAATATTGCTTGTGATCCCGGTCCGCTGTTGTGGTTGACCACAGCCCACGCTGTTTTTAAACTACGATCATAATCAAAGTTATCGTACGTTCCTTGTACAGGCCTTGGCATTTCTATAACACATCCCGGAACGTCGCCTATGCGCTGTCGCGGATGCGGGCGTATAACAATAGGCTTGTCTGTGTATTCTCTAATCTTACGAGCAGTTTCTGTTAGCCAAGCAACAGTAGGAGGTTGCCCTGCCCATTGCTCGCTGTTAGATCGCTGGGCAGCAATAACAATATTGTATCCATTTGTGATCCACGGCTTGGCCTCTAGACGCAACTGATCTGCCCGCCCTGGGATCAAATCTTTTCCATAATACGCTGTACTCCCGGTTCCGTTCAGTCCCAGTTTCCAAGTACTGCCACGGCGCAACATTCCCACTTCTGCTACTATAACAGACCTTCCGCTTGACCTAAATGCTTGCCACACTTCGCGATTGTGTCGCATACGGCCGTGCCACAGTTGACTCCATATAACAGCAACGTCGGCTGAACTGTCCATGTTGTTGTGTTCAACGCCAATCCGGTCCAGACCTGTTCTTATGGCTTCGAAAATAGGTGAACTGTTAAGTGCACCATATTGGTCAAAAATACTTACTCTCATAATATACCTAGTTAAATATACACTTAGTTATAAGGAAAACAATGAGTCGGAAATTCTCTGTGGTTACCACATTCAATGCGCATGGATACAACCAGTATGGCAAAAGAATGATCAACACATTTTTACAAAACTGGCCTGCCGAAGTTGACTTATTGGTTTACGCAGAAGATTGCACAGTGGTAGAATCTGCATCCAATTTAAAAGTGTTGGACTTGCACAAGGAGAGTCCTGCGTTGGTAGCGTTTAAAGAAAAATGGAACAACGTTCCCAAAGCCAATGGCATTATATCAGCGGATCCAGTAAGAAGCCAACGCAAGGATGCTGGCAAAAGTTTTAAATGGAATGCCATACGTTTTGCTCACAAAGTCTATGCTATTTTTGCAGCAAAAAAAGCACACACTGATTGGTTGTTGTGGATGGATGCAGATACTGTATGCCATAGTCCTGTTACACTTGCACGATTAAATGAACTATGCCCGTTGGACAAAGAACTTTGCTTTTTAGGGCGTCGCGGCAAATACACTGAGTGTGGATTGTATGCAATGAATCTACGTTCTACAAATGTGTCGGATTTTCTTAAGAAATTTCAACATGTGTACGACGATGCAGAAAACGGTATATTCACAATGAAAGAATGGCATGACAGCTTTGTATTTGATGTTGTACGCAAATCAATACCGCTGGCGGAACACGATTGGAGCGGGCATTTGATACAAGGTGAAGGCCATCCACTTATAAATTCAGAATGGGGTGCTTACTTGGATCATCTCAAAGGCGGTAGAAAAGCACAAGGTCGTAGTAAAGATCGAGACTTGCTAGTGCCTAGAACAGAAGCGTATTGGAAACAACAATGAGAACATTTGCAGCAGTAACAACAATGAACAAAGCCTATTATGACTTGATAGGGCACAAAATGGTACAATCATTTATCAAGTATTGGCCAAAGTCTGTAACATTGTATGTAATGACAGAAGGATTTGATATTCCAGACCGGGCCGACAACTTGGTCAGTATGGATATCTACGAAACTTGCAACCCGCAACTACAGAATTTTTTAGATTGGCGTGGCACACACTTTACACGCAAGTTTACTTACAAAGCCTATGCCTGGATCAATGCATGTAAAATGTTAACGCAAGACGTACTAATATATCTTGATGCAGATTCAGAAACACATGCTCCTGTGCCGGCCACATTCTTAGAAAACATATTACCGCGCAACAGCATTATTTCGTACATGTATGCACCAGCAACCAGACCCACTGGCGAGCCTGTGGATAATGCAGAAACCTGTATCTATTTCTTTAATAACCAACATCCGTTTGCTAAAACTTTCATGGAAAGATATGAACACATTTATGAATCAAAAGAAATAAGTGATTCGTATAAATTTTGTAAACCGCACGATACCTGGGTAATAGCAGATTGTGTAAAGCTAGCCGAATCCAACAATGTTAGAGTGACAAATCTTGCTCCTCAAAAGAAACATCTAAGTCCCATTGGAAAAACTGTCCTAAGCCAATATTTTTCTCATGCCAAAGGCAAGCGTAAGTACAAAGAGAACGAAAGCACACAATGAAAAAAACAGCATTTGTAACCGGTATGACAGGACAAGACGGTCCTTACCTTGCCAAATATCTATTAGAAAATGATTACAGAGTATACGGATTAGTCCAACGATACTCTAATCCCAATTTAAGCAATATTGACTATCTTGGAATCCAGAACGATATTGAGTTGGTCACAGGCGACATCACCGACGATGCCAGCATGAATCATTTGGTCAAAAGAATCAAGCCCAATGAATTTTATAATCTAGCCGCACAAAGTTTTGTAGGAGCCAGTTGGGATCTTAATAAAACCACTTCCGAAGTCAATGCAATGGGAGTATTGAACATTTTAAATGCTATTTTAAACAACAGCTCTACCACTAAGTTTTACCAAGCGAGCACCAGTGAGCTGTACGGCAACAGCAATACCAATGGTATTCAAGATGAAGATACTCCGTTTAAGCCTAGATCGCCTTACGCAATATCTAAACTACATGCTTACTGGACCACAGTTAACTTTAGAGAAAGTTATAGCTTATACACTTGTAATGGTATATTGTTCAATCACGAAAGTCCGATTCGAGGCAAAGAATTTGTAACAAGAAAAGTAACAGACGGTGTTGCCCGTATCAAGCTGGGACTGACTGACAAGATCACACTGGGCAACTTGGATGCCAAACGTGATTGGGGATTTGCCGGAGACTTTGTAGAAGCAATGCATACGATGATGCAACAACCAGAACCCAGCGACTATGTAATTTGCACAAGTGTACAACACAGCATTAGAGAATTGTTAACTTACTCTTTTGAAGCCGCAGGTATCATCGATTGGGAACACTATGTAGAAACAGATCCGCGCTTTAAACGGCCAGCCGAAGTTCATAGTTTGCATGGTTCATACAGCAAAGCAGAAAAAATGTTAAACTGGAAACCAAAAACGTCATTTAAAGACATGGTAACGTTGATGGTCACAGAAGATATACGGAGACTGTCACGTGAAAATTAAATGGCCAGTTGATGCAGTAATGGGCTTGGGTTGGAGACAACAGTATTTCCGTACTGCCATTGATTTATTTAAACCACAATCATATTGTGAAATAGGATGCCATACTGGTCGTGCTGCCACAGTGACAACCGATTATTGTTTACAATACACCAGCAACTTTTATTTTGCAGGTTACGATCTATTTGAACTGGCCACTAACGAAACGCATAAGCAAGAAATCAACGGCAAAGGGTCTGGCAACTACGATGCGTGTGCAAAAAGATTTGACAAACTAAAGGCACGATCGTTGGCTAAGAATATAGATCTAACATACGATCTATACAAAGGTTTTACACAAGATACACTGGAATCACGTAAGTTTGATATGGTATTTGTTGATGGCGGACACAGTTACGAAACTGTGTTGCATGATTATGAAAAAATAAAAGATTCCAAAGTGATATTTTTTGACGATTATGACATACCTGATGTCAAACGTGCTTGTGATGAAATAGGCGCTGTAAATTTAATCACTTGGCCTAGTAAAAAGAAACTGGCAGTGCTGATCAATGGCCAATAATTATAAATTGCCGTACGAACAACGTGTTTATTCACAGCACGGAGAAGATGGTATCATTGAGCACTTGTTAAGCAATATTAAAAATCCCACTGGTGTTTGTGTAGAAATGGGATGGGGTCAAGACAGCAAAAAAGCACGTGACGGATTGGCAGTAAACTGTACTCAAAATCTTGTACAGAACAAAGGATATCAGTGTTTTGCATTTGACCTCAATGTCCAAAACAGCATCCCGGCCAATGTTACATTTTACAATGAATGTATTGATCCTGCCAACTGCGCCGAGTACCTGACTAGATTTCCATTGGATGTAGACTTCTTCAGTCTTGATATAGACAGTTTTGACTTTGAAATAATGCAGGGCCTACTGGAAAACAGTTTTCGTCCAAAAGTTATTTGTGCAGAAATAAACAGGAACCTTGGGTACGACTACGAATTTTCATATCCGTATGTAGCAGGCGCCAAGTATAATAAACATGTGTTTCACGGTGTAAGTTTTAAAAAGTACAAAACTTACTTAAAGACACACGGGTACGAATTCTTTACACTAAATTCAAATGGTGTAAACATGTTTTTCTATCGACCAGACGAATTGCATGTTGATCAGCTATCTGCTGTAACAATACAACAAGTAGACGAAGTTGCCAAAAAAGCACTGACACTTGCTGAGTTACACACAGAAATTAAAAACAATTCTTATTGGAAAAACATTACGGTTTGAAAAACTCCACATGTACATGTTTGCTTTTTCCTGATGCAAGAGAACAATATCCGGTATAACCTTTGCTTGTAACCAATTCTCTCAACGTGTCAACATCGTATCCGCTTTTGTGTACATCCCACACATCCAAAAAATTACCCCGTTGATGTCCGTATATGTTGCGCTGTGCCCTGGCATCTTTGTCTAACCACTGCTGCACATGAACTCGCATGTTGGGAATCAACATTTCTACTCTGCCACTGGGTTTGAGAATATTGTGCCAAACTTCCAACAGATATTCACCTTGCTTAAATGTAAGGTGTTCAAAAAAGTGTCTAGAAAATATATCAGTCACTGTGTTGGATTCAACATGTTTATCTATATCCCAAGCAGGACATGCAAAGTCAACTCCCGGCACGTCTCTTATGTCGCAAGTCATAAAGCCTTCTTTAGTAGGTGTTTCACCGCATCCAAATTCTATTTTCATCTGTATATAATGGGCTTTAGATGAGCCCATGCCTCTCCACTTGCTAGTTCTTTGCTGTTCCACTGAGTGTATGCTATATCGTTACACCATTGTGTTCTGTCAATGTTGTAGTTTAAGTTTTCAATTTGCGATAACAAATGATGTGCCACAGGCCAGGCCATGGATCCATTATGTAATGCAAACACAGGAATTCCTTGAACCACTGCTTCTACAGCACTAAGACTGTTGTATGTTACTACACAGTATGCGTTGTCTAAATCAGCTTGCAAACTGCTGCCGCCTGATGAAGAATCTTGATCGTTGGCTACCCAGTCGCTGATCGAAACATTTGTGTTTGCATTGGCTAACAGTGCCAAATGCCCGCGACCTTTTCTTCCTCTTGGATGCTGGCGTATCACAATAGGGCGATCGGTATACAGTCGTATAGTGTCAATTACCTGCTGTACCCATACTGAAAATCTTACTTTGTTGAACTGAAGGTCAACTAGACTGCTGTCACCTGATTTTTGTCCCATAATAACAATGTTATCTCCGGGACTGCGCCAATCTTTAAGTTGTATACCAGTTGCGGCTTGAAATTTATTCCAGCGGTCAGACGGTGAATTTTCGTTGCCACATATGCCTTGTGTCCACAAATAACTATACCAACCAAGTCGTGTGTATCCGTGACTATGTGCGTACTGTCTAAAATTTGCACTTTCGTGTACTAAGAATGGTTTTGAACTTTGCAATATTTGTTCGTATGATCCTAATATTCCTTCTGTTGTAAATTTTGTTTTAATCTGGTTGGTTTGCAAAAACACATCAGCTTGTTGTGCAACAGGATCGTCAATAGAATCAACCAGCGCATAGTCATCACCTGACACAAGCATTCCTGTGACTATAGATTTTACTCCTTTGACACTGCCGCGTATGCTTGCAATTTTCATACATAAGTCCTAATGTGTTGCCACGCTTCTCCGGACATGATTTCTTTTTGGCTCCAGTGACACATGGCAATCCGTTCTAGCCATTCCTGACGATCTGGCATAGCAGGATTTTCTATTAGTCTAAAATCTGTATTGGCAACCTGAGCTGCTTGACTCTTTTCTGGATCTGTGACAAAAATTGGGTACCCTTCGATCACAGATCCCACTGTGGGACTAGAATTATGATTGACCACAGCCCAGCAATCTTTGAGATCGTCTAACAGTGTAGATCCTGGTTCTGAGATTTTTACATTACGCATGTGACCGACGTCACCAATATGTTGTCTTGCTGATTTATCACCGGGGTGCGGACGTAGTACAATAGGACGGCTTGTTGCTTGCTGTATTTTGGCAATGGTTTTGTTGGCCCATTCGACTATATCGTAAGTTCCCATACTCCATCCGCCGTTGCGTTGCAAGCAGACCAGTATATGATTGCCGTTGCGCCGCCAATCTTTTAAAGCGATGCCGGTGTTGCGACTTATAGATTGCCAGTGAGCAGGATCTGGATTGTCCCAAAAGTAATTTCCTGTACTTGGAAATACTCCATCAAAACTGTATCTAGAGTATTCGTTCTTTCCGCGGTAGTTGAACAAATTGCTGTCAACTACCAGTAGTCTATTGTTGTTTCTCTTTTGAAAATCAAATACTTCTTTTCTAAACAAATTGTGTGCAGCTTGTTTGCCTGTAGCATGTGGCCATCCTTGTATAAAAGCCACGTTGGCATTGACCAACTGAGGACGTGTGGCCAGCACTCCATGGTCGCCAGCAGCCTGAACTCCGCCTACAAATCTTCTTAGCAAATCTGACTTGTGTTGACTTTTTTTGCTAGGCGGAACAGACGCCAAGTATGCTACAAATTTCATTTGATTTTTTCCCAGAATTTTGTAGTTGCAAGACGAGAAGATTCTAGTGCTCCTTCACGTATTTTAACCATATCAACTACTTCTTTCCAATCTTGATCACGTTTTAAAATCCAAGGAGCATATTTCATACTCAAAAATTTACTGCTCCACGGCTCTACCACAATGACTTTTTTTCCTAACAACACACCCCAGTAAGCGCCGTGATAACTGTTGGTCAGGATTATGTTGGCACTGCCCAGTAGTTCTATAGTTTGATCAATGTTACTTCCAGAGTTTACAAAACGCGGTATACTATCATTGCCAAAGTTTTTAATTAACTGTTTCTTGTGTTCAAAAAATACAACATCATTTTTAATTGCATATTCTTTGTCCAGTGCTGGATGCATGCAACTGGCACAAGGCACCCATGGTTGATTTTGATCCCAATCACGAACACCAACTTCGTCAAAATTCATAAGCCAGTCTGGATAGACTATATCGGCAATGCCTCGCTTGTCCAGTGGTCCGTTGTGTCCAGCACCCCAAATGTGTCGCGGCGCAGACACTGGTTTAATTTTATTCATGTACCGTTTGATAAAATTACGGTGTGCAAATTGAAATTCTTCATGGGCTTTTTCGTTGGCCAGGTCTTTAAGATTCCATTTGTGTTTTTGTATACGTGTCAACTGGTCTAAATCTGCCGATGGCAGCAATGACGGAATAGCGTCTCCAAAAAATTCATTGCCAATGAGTCCACCACCACCAACAACCATTGGCAATCGACTGTCGTACTCTGTTTCGTTTATTCGTGTGATGTCAACCACTTGATATTCTTCTGGTTCAAGGAAGTATTGTAATGGGTTACTGGCCAGATCGCCTACATTGTTTGGGTCAGCGCGGTGTACAACAGTAAACTTTGGTTTAGTCATGGTCGGTCCTCTGCTGACAGTATTCGGTTAGTAGCCTTTCGTTGTGCCACTCATTTGCTTGTGGAGTATTGGAAAACTCGTGGAAGCAAGGTGTACCTAACGTGTAGTGCAGTAGTTTGGCATCTTTGTTTTCGCCAAACTCATCTGGTAACCAATTCCATTCGATGGGCAATTCCCCTATGCGGTTGTCATCTAACCAGGTAAATCTGTGTAAATCAGCACCTGTACTTTTTTGTATAAATTCTGGTGTAAGTACTTTATTAGGATGATTGGCGCAGTTCCATAATATGACACTTGACCAGTTCTTGCGTGGGTAATCTTCATTCTTGCTGCCAAGATACTTGACAGGCATTCTAGTTTTGTAATTGTGCTTGACTACCATGACATCTTTGCATGGATCACGCATGTCCCACAGTTTGGTAATATCGTCTCTGACAATCATGTCACCGTCAATGAAAATAGCCCATCCTTTAAATCTCATCAAGTGCGGCACCAAGAAGCGAGTGTAGATAAAGTGGTTGGACCCGTCTTTGTGGGTTTCTTCGTAGTCGCTGAACAAGTTCAACGCCACTGGAATAATAGCAACTGGTTGGCTAGCGTGTCGGATAATGCTGTTGACACAAGTATGATAAGCAATTGCTTCTCTTGGATCGTAGCCGATGAAAATAGGAATAGGTAATTCGGGGTTGATAGTCATTGTGTTTGTTTGATGTTTGAACAATCGGCGATAATATAGCCACCGGCTTGTATATACTTGCAATTGCTCCATTGAGCAGACAACAATGCAGTAATTGATTCTTGTGTGAATGATTGTCGCCATTCTGACTTGGGCACAGCTCTTGCCAATACCATAATAATAAATCTATCAGCAAACGGTGTTATTGCCTGCACAAAGGCTGCAGGATCTTTGATGTACTCCAACACGCCGAGCACAAGGCCTACATCGTAATGCTTGTCTAATGCGATGGTATCAGTATCAAAGTCAATTTGAATGTCAGCAGTGGCCACACGATCTAACCCGATGTACTCACGGAATGTTTGATAGTTCAATACACTTCGATCACCGCATCCAAAATCAACTACACTACAATCAGCAAGCTCAAATTGATCTAACATTACATTGCGTTTTGCCCAAGTTGGTTCAATCATCAAAGTATACTCCTTTCAAATGATTCCATGCTGTGCCGTCGTTTAACTCGTTCATATTCCAGATCATATAAGCAGCGTTGTGCAACCATTGTGTGCGATCTATGTCTAATGCCGGGTTGGATAAATTTTTGATTCGATTGCTTATGTCCCACACAACACTTTCGTCACTGAGCGGAAAAGTAGGAATGCCCTCACAGGTACTTTCTACCAATGCGTTGCTGTTGTACCCCACAACTGCACAGGCAGCATCAAGGTCTTTTTGCAATCCAGCACCGCCTTCGTACACTGTACGCTGGTTCCATGTTTCGCTCAATGTTATGTTTTTTCCTATAAACTTGTTGAAGTTTATTTTCTTTGTTTTCAAATGTGGGCGAATCATTATGGGTGCGTCTGTGTACAACTTGATTTGTTCCACAGCGTGTGCTATCCACGCTTCGTAGGTGTTGTACTTTTGATACAAGCTGTTAAGAGTTGAATCACCGGGCTTTTGTAAACACAGTAGCACATGGCCATCACGTTGTTGCCATGGCTTGATTTCTATGTTTTGTAATTTTTGTATATGATTCCATCTATCTGGCGGACTGTTGGCATTGTTGAAGTTGCCGCTTCTTAAGAAATGTCCCCACCCTAATCTATAATAGCACTTGTCCGGATAGTGAACTGAAAAACTGTTTTTTCTAAACAAATTTGATTCGCAAACAAGCACAGGCTTTCCTGACGCTGTTATAAAATCATATTCTTCTATGTGTTGACTCTTGCGCTTCTTTACGTTGATTTGAAAATAACAATCAGCATTGTGTTTGTCTGGATCGTCAAAATTTAATATCTTCCAGTTGGGTATTTTAAAATCAACTTGAAAAAATCTATTGATCAAGCCATTGAATGCTACAACACGGGTCATTTGCGTTCGATATCTTCTTCTACACAGTTCTCGCCGTATTGAATTTCGATCAGTCTAAGTGGTCGATCAGTTTCGTTGCACAACATGTGCCATTCGTTTGTGGCAATAAAAGTATGTTGGTGCGCTGTCATGTGACATTTCAAATCGTGATCAGTTGATTTGTCCAGTGTGTATACTGCACCTTCACCTTCGGCAACAAACCAAAACTCTGCACGGTGTTCGTGACGTTGCATACTTAGACAAGTTTTTGGAGCAACTGTGAGTTCTTTTAGTTTGACATTGGCACCAACTTCGTGTAGCACACGATAATATCCCCATGCACGAACAGTTTTGGGTTTTTTCCATTCTTCCAGTATCCAACTGCTTGAGTTGGCTTTGTTGGTACCGCCTACACCGAACTCAAATGTCAATCGATCATCCTCAAAACTCATTTCCGGAATGTTTACATTGGTACGATCACCGCCATTGGCAAACACCAAGTCTGCATCAGGATATAACTGTCTTACATTCTTAATAGCTTCTACAGCAGATCCGTCGTTGTCGTTGAACAACAAAACACCGTCCACTGGTTTGAGATTTTCTATAATGCTCACACGCTCTGTGACAGGCATAAACGACTTGCCCTTCTTTCGTTCAAGCCATTGGTCTGAATTGACACCGACAATAAGTCGATCACCCAACTCACGTGCCGCTTTAAGATATGCTATGTGTCCGGAATGCACAGGATCAAACCCGCCGGTTACTATTACGATTTTCATAAAGATATTTACCGTTATATACGCACATAAATATAGAATGACACCAGCAATTGCCAACACAGAGCCCTTGGACTGTGCCTGTGTAATACACGGCCCAGGCTACGATTGGATTTATGTAGAGCGTTTGTACAGCATGTTGTGTAGACATTTGACACGCCCTGTTCGATTGCATGTTTATACAGAAGCCAATAGGCCAGTTCCAGATCATTTGATCAAGCATGCATTGCAAGACTGGGGATTTGCAGGACCTAAAAAGAGTTGGTGGTACAAGCTACAATTGTTCAACACACAACATCATGTGGGTCCTATGCTGTACTTTGATCTAGATGTTGTTATTGTCAACAACATAGACTGGCTTTGGCAGTTACCATTGCGGCATTTTTGGACCATTAGAGATTTCAAGTATTTGTGGAAATCAAATTGGACTGGTGCAAACTCCAGTGTTATGTGGTGGGACACAACACAATACAAACACATATGGGAAACTGTAGTGAAACAGGATATTAATTTTTTCACTGCTAAATACCGCGGAGATCAAGATTTTATCTCAGATGTTATACCAGCATCACACCGCCGCTTTTTTCACACAGAGTGGGTAAAAAGTTGGCGTTGGGAATGTTTAGACGGAGGATTTGACTTTCGTAGTAGAAAGTATTTGAATCCTAGATCAGGAACAACAGTAAGTAAAGAAACAAGTATTTTAGTGTTTCATGGCAGTCCTAATCCCCATGAAACAACAGATCCAGTGATTGTAAAACACTGGCAATGATAAATAAACATAACAGGAGACCAAAAAAATGGCCAATAGAACACTACAATTTTATGGAATGGCGTACGGTGACGTGCCAGTCCAATTAAACGCACACATCAACGGTGAGTTAGTTTTTAGCGGACCCGTCGCTACAACAGCAGGATCGATACCACCACAGCCTGTTGATTTAACAGATGCCCCGGTATTATTCAGCATCGCTGATTCTGCTTTATACCCAACTAGTTATTCTGGTGCATACCCAATGACAGTATCGGTTGCAACAGGCAACGGCATTGGATTAGGTTTAGTTAAATGCAATTATATGACCACAGACACTGACGAAGTGGACTTTTCTGGAAGTATCAGTGGAACAACTTTAACTGTGAGTTCTGTAACATCAGGGGAAATAGCAGTTGGGCAACATTTGTACGGTACTGGTGTAACCAATGGAACAACAATTGTATCAGGAAACGGATCAACTTGGATAGTTTCTGCCAGTCAAACAGTAGGCGAAACAAACATAAGCGGCGCAATTCAAGTTCCGGGAACTGCTGATGTTTTTAGAGAATGCTATTTTGGAGCGCCAATTAACTCAGAAGGCACAACTGATATACGTAGTAGTGTCCAAATTAATGGTGTTCAACAAGTTCCACCATTGGCAAAATCCACCGGCGTATGGTATTGGTTTGTCGATGCCGGTAGTACACTTGAATGCGATCTCAACGTTGCCGAGGGCGGCGAGTAAAAACCACACTTAGCGGTATCAAAAACCCTGTTTTATACAGGGTTTTTTTGTGGTTGACGTATAATACGCTGTTTGCTATAATATGTACATAGAGCAACAAAAAAGGACCTAAAATGCAGTACACGTTGATTACAAAAACGGGCAAAGTCATGCAATTTTATGTCAAGTCTTTAGCAGACACTTATCAACTCAATCTGGGAGGTGTTGTTTTTACACAACAAGTACTCAGCACTGAAACAGTGGCCAACAACCCAGTTGACCAATAATTGCTCTTTTGCTATAATATACACATAGACAGCAACAACAAGGAGTTAAAATTGAACGCAATTCGTATCAAAAACGGTGTTTACCGCAATCGTCCTGTCAACAACATCAGCTTCAAACTTGTAAAAGGTTACACTTCTGGAGCAAAAGGCAATTATGTAACTGTGGATTCTGATGGCTACTTTGGCCCAGAGTTTAAAACTGTTCGCATCCGTGTGGATGCTATTGAAGATTTTGAATACATCAATGGAGAAAATATGGAGCAACAATCAGCACCCGCTGTTCCTGTAGTAGAAGAAACTGACGAGCAAGCAATCAACCGCATCCGTGAGCGATTTGACATTTTGACTGAAATGACAAAGGCAACAGTGAGCGGTGACATTCGTGCTATGATTGTAAGTGGCCCTCCTGGCGTGGGCAAGAGCTTTGGAGTTGAACAAGAAATCGAAAAGTCTTGTTTGTTTGACAAATTGGCTGGCAAGCGACTTCGTGCAGAAGTTGTCAAAGGCAGTGCTACCCCAATTGGCTTGTACCAGACACTTTACAAATTCTCCGACGAAAATTGTGTTGTGGTGTTTGACGACTGTGACAGCATTTTGCTAGATGATGTTGCTCTTAACTTGCTGAAAGGTGCATTGGACTCTGGCAAGAAGCGTACCATTTCGTGGTTGAGTGAGAGCAGTGCTCTACGACGTGAAGGTATCCCAGAGCGTTTTGAATTCAAAGGCAGTGTGATTTTTATCACCAACTTGAAGTTTGACAAAATGAAGTCGCAGAAGCTCAAAGATCACTTGGATGCATTGCAGAGTCGTTGTCACTATTTGGATTTGACACTGGACACCATGCGTGATAAGATTTTGCGTATTCAACAAATTGCCAAAGACGGCGTGTTGTTTTCGGATTATGACTTTGAAGAAGAAGCGCAAAAGGAGATTATCTCTTTTATGGATACAAATCAAAATCGTTTGCGTGAGGTGAGCTTGCGTATGGCATTGAAGATTGCAGACTTGCGCAAACTGAGTGCCAGCAATTGGATGCGTTTGGCAGAAACAACTTGCATGAAAGTTGCTTGAACAATTTAACTCCAGGGTAGACAATCTACTCTTTACAGCAGGCATTGGTAAAACAGTGCCTGTTTTTTTTGACTTTACAGTTTAAATAGTGTATAATTAACTGTATGCATATCTTATCAAATTTAGATAAAGAATTAATAGTTCAGCCAACACGTAGCTTATACAGATGGTCAAAAATATTTAACCGACTGCAACGAAATTTTTTCATTGAGGAAACCAAACTTCGTAGAGAAAAACAAATTGAAGATTTTATTACATTAAACGGATTTAAAAAAGTTAAATTTAAAACCGACACAGATGTGTTTAATAACTTTGTTGTTGAAAGGTGCAAGCATAGTGCCGATGCTGACATAACCGTAATAACAGATCAAAAATTTAGCAGATATCCTTGCCCTGAAATTATAAATCAAATACAACTACAATTAACCAAGTGTTCAAAATTGTATTTGTGTCTAAACAGGCATTACATCAATATAGACAACAGTTATCATGATTTGTCCTTGGACGCCAACTTTACACTGGCAATTACCCAGTGGCTTAAAAAAGAATTGCCGGATGTTGACATCATTGATATAAGTTTAGATTACATTGATTATGGTAATGCGTTTACGTGGGCTATTCCCGACAGACATTTTTTTATCGAGTTAAAAAATGACTAAAATTTTAGAATTTTTTAATCAAAGTAGCATTAAAACTGATTGGAAGACACAGTATATCAGATACCGACTTGGTAGACTAAAACATCAATATTGGCTTTGGAACAGAAAGAATACGGATAAATTTATCATGGACGAGTATGATTATGCAATTTTAAAAAATTGTCAGCCCGGTAAAACTGTATTTTTTGCAAGCAGCGGTTACTACATTAAAGATGCTTATCCCGAAATAGAAGTAATAGAAATGCATCCGGTTGTCAAGACATTTTACAATAACGTCAAGATTGTGTCTGACAGAAGCGAATTAGAAAACGCAGTAGGAGAAAAAGCAGACAACTTTGCAGTTATTAATAATCGAGGCGACTTGTGGGTAACGTTAGATGGATTGACAAAACATTTTGAGCATTATATCAGTGCAATGAAACCTGGTTGTAGATTTTTTTACAGTTTCAGAGATACACAAATTATAGTTAATAGATTAACAGTAGACATTGAAGCCTTCATGTTAGATTGGGCGCTAAGTTTAGAAAAAATGCACAATTTAAAATTAGTTTGGCACAGTATCGAGTTTCCTAAAAAAGAACCAGACAGTAACGGATATTATGATATGTTAGAAAATCCAGACACAACAAATGGAAATTTAAAATTTTGGTTTGTGTATAACGGAAATGAGTGGAACGTAGCATGATTGAAATTGTGTGTTATATGGGCGGTACTTGCGGCGACTTGATTTCTGCAATAATAGATCACAGAGACTGTCAATTTAAAGGTAAAAAAATGAGTCATACAGACATTAGACAACGTCTTAAGAAACCTCATCAATTTCCTACTACTAAAGACAAAGACGATTACTTGAAACAAGTAGAAACAGACACCAATTATCGATCAATATCTAGTCACGATTTGCCTTATCATATTGACCGTAAACATTCTTTTATTGGGATTGTTTGCGACGATATTAAAGTAGCATTAACAGCCGCACACAGATTTAAAAATTTTCATCGACCACATGTCTGGGATGAAATGCAATCAGCTTGTGGCGCATCTACCGTCGCCGACTATGCTCAAATGATGCTTGATTTTTCAAATTTAGTTAGAGAACACACATCTAAAACTGTAAAATTAGAATCCATAATGAGCGGAAATGTATTACCAGAATTAAATAACATACTAAGCATTCCAGTTGATAAAAGAGGCAGTGATGTTTATCAAAACTGGTTAGTAATACAATCGGGTGTAGGGTAAAGTTAGAGTAGACAATCTACTCTTCTATGAAGGTATTAGTAAAATAGTACCTGCTTTTTTTTGACTTTACTGTTTAAATAGTGTATACTAAACAACAATGAAAACAGCCACAATAATAATCAAAGACGAAGTTAACATTAAAATTGAAGGGCTCGAACTTGATGCACGCCGTGCATTAACTAATGCTTTCAAATATGATGTGCCGGGCGCCCGATACTTGCCCGCAGTGCGGCTAGGTCGTTGGGACGGCAAGGTCAGTTATTTTCAACTGGGTGGCAGTACCTATGTGAACTTGCTGCCAGAGATTGTGCCCATACTTGAAAAGTTCAATTACGACATTGAGCTGGATGATCAACGCACATACTCAACCACATTTGACTTTGACCACATCAAAGAAGATTCGTTTGCACACAAATCATGGCCCAAGACACATCCCATGGCAGGACAACCTGTGGTGTTGCGTGACTACCAAGTGGAGATTATCAATGCTTTTCTTGGCAACCCACAGTGTATACAGGAAGTGGCCACAGGTGCTGGCAAAACATTGATGACAGCGGCATTGAGTTTGAGCATTGAACCGTATGGTCGCAGTATTGTTATTGTGCCCAACAAGAGTTTGGTCACACAGACCGAAGCAGACTACATCAACTTGGGATTGGATGTGGGTGTGTACTTTGGTGATCGCAAAGAAATTGGCCGTACACATACAATTTGTACTTGGCAAAGTTTAAATGTGCTGATGAAAAACACAAAGAGTGGTGTAGCAGATGTCACTATTCAAGACTTCATTGAAGATGTTGTGTGTGTAATGGTAGACGAAGTACACATGGCCAAAGCTGATGCACTCAAGACACTGTTGACTGGCATAATGGCTAGAGTGCCAATTCGTTGGGGATTGACCGGAACTGTGCCCAAAGAACCGTTTGAGTTTCAAGCATTGAAGTGCAGTTTGGGTCCTGTTATTAATCAGCTCAGTGCCAGCGAATTGCAAGATCGCGGAGTGTTGGCACAATGTCATGTGAACATTGTGCAGTTGGTGGACCATGCTGAATTTTCAAATTACCAAAGCGAATTGAAGTTTTTATTAGAAGAGCCAGATAGATTATCGGCTATTGCCAGCTTGGTTGCACATGTCAATGACACAGGCAATACACTGGTATTGGTAGACCGTGTGGCAGCAGGCCACGCCTTGATCGAGCGCCTGGGCGATCAAGCTGTATTTGTATCAGGTGCAACCAAAGCAGGAGCAAGACAAGATGAATATGATGAAATTGCAACAAGCACTGGGAAGATTATTGTGGCGACTTATGGTGTGGCCGCTGTGGGTATTAATATCCCTAGGATTTTTAATCTGGTTCTTCTTGAGCCCGGAAAGAGCTTTGTCCGTGTTATACAATCAATTGGGCGAGGTATTAGGAAAGCGGAAGACAAAGACCACGTCCAAATCTGGGATGTGACCAGCACCTGTAAGTTTGCCAAACGACACTTGACCAAACGAAAAGTATTTTACAGAGATGCCAACTATCCCTTCTCACAAGAAAAACTAGAATGGAAATAATGGTTGTAATTTTTAACAAACCTGCTATAATAACAACATGCGTATATTAACTTTAGATAAAAACGAACCATTTGATCTTGACCATCTTCCTGAAGAAGTAGATGATATGAGATTTGCTATTTTTGACAATAGCGATCCCAAAGATCCTGACTATCATTATATTCCTTTGATCTTTCTTGAAAGTTTTAATGCGCCTGCACTGGTATTAAAAATCGGCAACAACAAAATTCGTATGCCCATGGACTGGCAAATTCTTATTGGCGAACCGGAAATAGGTGATCTTGAAGTGTTGCCACTGACCAGTATCAACGATCGCGGGTTCAAAGTATTTCAGTTCAACCCATTGAGCAGTTTTAGACCCAGCTTTCCAGATATTGAAATTGTAGATGTTTATCACGAAGTGGCTTGGTATGCTCCCAAGTTAAAAAACGGGCAAATGCTGTGTGTTCCTATCACCGACGGACCAGAGCCCGATTGTGTGTACTTTGTCAAAGACATTAGCCGTAACTGTGAAATTGTAGACTACAGCAAGGCCTGGTAATGAGCGACAAGTTGAACATTGGCAACGAAATGCGACAGTTGGATCGCAAGAACAGAAACTTTTATCAAGAGCTGACTGACGAAGAACGCAAAAAGTTTTCGACATTTTTAATGATCAGATGGGGCAGTTCAGTAGAAGGTTCACCGGAACTGCAACAGTTCTATCTCATTGCCACCAATGAACGGCTCAACAAGCATTTCTTTACACTGAGCAAGCACCCAGAACTGCAATGGCTATGCGCCACCACTGTGAGTCCGGATATGGGCACTCCCAGGCATACTTGGATTGCTCCAAAGAAAAAAGAACCCGGTGCCAGCAGTATACGCAAGCAGTTGTCGGAACTGTATCCGCATATGAAAGATGATGATATTGCTGTGCTGGCATCAATGACAACCAAAAAAGAAATTGACGAACACTACAAGTTGATGGGTCAAGAAAAGAAAAAATGAAGTACACTTGTCAGTTTTGTAAAAAAGATTTTGTTAAAGAAACAAGCCTCACTGTGCACAGTTGCGAGCCACGTAGACGTAGACAGGAACGTTCTGAACGTGGAGTGGAACTGGGGTTTCAAGCATACATCAAATTTTATGAAATGACGCAGGGCAGTGCCAAGTTAAAAACCTATGATGATTTTTGTAGCAGTCCTTATTACAAGGCTTTTGTCAAGTTTGGACGTTA